CAAACAAAGGTGACTTAGTATTTAGTCCGTTTAGTGGGATGTGCACTGACGGCTCAGTATCAGTTGAGACTGGGCGCAGGTTCTTGGGTTTTGAATTAAAAAAATCTTACTTTGATTTGTCTAAGAAATACCTAGATCTAGCAGAGTGCAATAACAACCAATTAGAACTTTTTTAATGCAGTCGCGTTTTCAATCAGCAAAGGAAAGCGCGTTAAATATTGCCATCGGTTACGCGGTGGCATTTTTAAGCCAGCTACTTGTTTTTCCTATTGTTGGGGTCAAGGCGACTTATTCGCAAAACTTTAAGATAGGTTTCTATTTCACGATTATTTCATTTATAAGAAGTTATTTAATACGGAGGTACTTCAATGCAAAACGATAATTTGACCACCCCCGACTTACTAGTGGTCAATCAAGACCTGGACGATCATTTCACCGAGATATACGGCAAGCAAAACTTTCTTGATCGTTACGAACTGGATAAATCAAACTGGCAAAAGGCCATATCAGGAAACGGTCGAAAGGTTCCAAGGGTTTATTTTGACTTAATGAACGCGCAGCAAAAAGTAATTGCCCTTGAGGACGCCTTAAAGCTGTGCAACAGTAAGATTGACATTGAGAAGCTTTTGGAGCTTATTCAGCGTAAAGATGACAAAGAAAAAGAGGAGTTAAGAATTGAAAACGACCGGCTTAAATCATGCCTAAGAATGGTGGGAACAGCTCACAAGACATTAGGGAAAGTAATCGAAAAAAGCGGTGCGCAATATGCAAAAATCGCTGTTCAGTCGGAAAAATAACTTTAATGCCATGCGTAACTAAACTAGAGCAGAAGAAGTAAAATAACAACCCCCAAGGCAGTCGAGGCTGCCTTTTTTTGTAACAGTTTTTATTTAGCTATTGACTATTACTAACTACCGCTATACTATATATAACTTACTTAATAAAAATAAGGATCAATAATGACTCAAAAGCAGATTAAAACACTTAGATACAGACTTGATATGACTCAACAGGAATTTGCAGATTATATAAATGTATCACTTCACACAGTTAGATCATGGGAACAGGGCAAATACTCCCCAAATGAAAGAACTGAATACAAATTAAAGAAAATGACAAAGGAGTGATTATAATGTTTCAGTTTGATTTTTTAGGAACTAAGGATTTTTGTTCTAGCGATGTTAATAGGTTTATTGAAATCTCAGAAAAGAATAAAATATCAAAAGCTCTTTTATTCAGGACTCTTTTAGATATTATTGACGATGATGAAGAATGGCCATCAATAGAAGTTTCCAAAAAAAATAGCGAAGGAACGAAGCGAATTTTTGAAATAGAAGGGGACTATTTAACTTATGGTCAAGTACTTAAAAAAATGGACTTTATTGCTTTTAGACAAGTTTTAACAAAGGCTTCAGAAGATAGTGAGAAAAGAGATCTTGGCGGGTTTGTTTATGTTATTTTATCTGAAGATAAAATAAAAATAGGAAGATCTTTAGATGTAAAGCAAAGAGTTAAAGCGATACAATCCATGAGCGCAAGTGAAGTAAAATTGATAGATTCAATTTATTTCAAAAATTATTGTAAGGCAGAGAATATAGTGCATAAAAAATTTAAAGACAATAGACTTCATGGAGAATGGTTTGATTCATCTATATTAGACAAGGTTTTAAAATTCCTTAAAAAGCTTTCAGAAGAGGCTTAATTATGGCACGAAACCGAATGATAAAACCTGAGTTTTGGTCTAGTGAGACACTCATGAGAGTCTCAAGGGACGCTCGTTTGACTTTCATTGGTCTATGGAATTTTTGCGACGATTATGGATTTTGCTTAAGTTCTCTTCGTTCAATTATTGGCGATGTATTTCCCTATGATGATTCAGTTACAGAGTCTAAATTAGGCGTATGGATTACTGAACTAGTAGAAGAAAAATTGATAATTCCTGTCAATTATAAAAATAAACATCTGTTTTTTATAAAAGGATGGGGCGAACATCAGACAGTACAACATAAATCTAAGAGATCATTTATTAATGTCGATGATTTAGAGGAAGTTATAAAAGTATCATTAAAGTCTCATGAGAGCCTCGTGAGAGTCTACTTAGAGTCTCATGCTCCAAAGAGAAAGAAGAAAGAGAAAGAGAAAGAGAAAGAGAAAGAGAAAGAGAAAGAGAAAGAAGAAAGTAATAAGCACCCCACTATCGATGAGGTTATTAAGTTTTTTGATGATAATGGATATTCTAAAGAATCAGGTGAGAAGGCATTCTATTATTACCAAGATGCAGATTGGAGAGACTCAAGAGGGAACCAAGTCAAGAATTGGAAACAAAAAATGAGGGGAGTTTGGTTCAAAGAAGAAAATAAAAAAGGATTTAAAAAACAACAATTAAAAACATTTAATCAACAGCAAATGGAACGCCAGTCAACAAAAGGCATTGCAACCGCTGAAGAAATAGAGGAAGCCAGCAAAAATGACACAATCGGAATCGAAGACCTCTTTTAATATCGGGACGGGAAAGTTTGGCCATGAGTGCAAGGATTGCGGAAAAACAATTCTTGAACTTAAAGAGAAATTTCCCGAAGGTACTCCAATACCGATAACTTGCGACCAGTGCAAATACAAAAACAACGAGCATATAAGAGCGAAAGTTTACCGCGATAGATTCACAGAGTTTTTAAAAGACACCCCTGCATGTTATCACCCGTATATCAAGTTTAAGTTTTCTGAAGAAAACAGGAAGAAGGCCAAAACTTTTTTCAAAGATCCTGAAAAATGGGGCGTTATGTTCTACGGTAACACCGGATCAGGAAAGACCACAATGGCGCTTAAGCTGCTTTGTAAGGCTTTTGTGTTCTTAGGCATACGAGGAGAGTTTATAGAGTCTCCTAGGCTCGCAAAACGGCTGAGATCTGATTCTATGAATGGGAAGAAGCCCGAAGAGCAATTTAAATACTTTTCAGGAGTTAAATTTTTAGTCATTGATGATTTTTTAACTGAGCAGGATGACCATAAAGACAAGGGACTAATAGAAAGCCTTATTTCAGAACGTGAAAAAAACTTCATGAAAACAATCTTTACAACTAACTCGACGCCTGAAGACATAACCAACCAGGAAAACGGATACACAATAAGGATGAAAAGCCGACTTGAGAAAATTGACAAAATAGCAATCAAAGGGGAGGATTTAAGAAAACTTAAACTTTCTTAAAAACTAAGATTGCAATGTCTTTTTTAAGGATATATAATTAATCAACTAAACAACAAAATACGGAGAAATAAAATGAATAAAATTCAAGCTAAGAAAATTAAAATGTTGGCTTATAAGCTTTGGGGATTCTATGATTCAATCGATGCTGAGGCGTGGTGTTATCTTTTAGGCGGTGAGCTTAGAATGTACTCAAGTGAAAAACTAGAATATAGCTATAGAAACCTATGTATTCGTAATGATGAAGTGGTTATATTAAGAGGTGGGAAACCGCAAATCATCTTAGATATAAATGAAGACGGATCAGACAATTCAAAGAATATTATTGACAGTCTTGAAGGTTTTGTTTCGGAGTTAGTAGGATCAGAAGAGGAAAAAGCTATTGAGTTATTTGAGAAGAAGAGAGCGCAAATAGAAGATTTAGAGAACCGACTTAAGAAGTTAAAAAAACTATAAAGGAGAAAGAAAGATGAATACAAGAATAGTAGAAGAAGTAGAGGTGTTTTACCTCATGTTAAACCCAGTTACAGCAAATGCAGAATGTGTTGTACCAGTTGTAGCTTCTTATAGTCCAATATTAATACAAGAATGGTATGACAACCAAAAAGCAGAAGATCCATATAGGGAAAATGGTTACTATTTGGTATTTAAAAGCGACAGTCATATAAAGATGTTCAACCCAAGTGACCATTTTTATGATACGGGAATCAAATCAGCTTGGTTGCCTTTGGGCGGAGAAGTTCAATGTTTTAGCCACGATGTTATTTGGGTTTAATATAAAGGAGAAATGAAATGATTTACAAACTATTAACACTAGCACTAATTTTATCATCATGTGCAACACAGCAAGATTATACCTCGAAGGACAGGAAGGTAATCATCGCAACGTTTGACGCTGAAGACTCAGCTTTTGAATCTATTGAGCGTGATGAAGTTGCTCAGTACGCACTGGACTACAGGTCTCACTTGTTCGCCAATGGTGTGAGATACAAGGAAGATATATTCGACTGCGAGGATTACGTAAGAGGCTTGATTGCTTACATCATGACTCACCACAAGTACACTTTCTCGCCTGCTGTAGGGCAGTCCAAGGCTGTATTTGAAGGCGGGGCTCACATGGTGTTGGCTTATATCGATAAAAAAGGCAAAGAGCGTTACTTTGATGTGCAGTCGGGGCGTGATTTAACATTAAGAGATTGCGTTGTAATTTACAGCAGATACTAAAGGAGAAAGGCGAATGAGTGAACTAATCGAAAACCTAAAGAAAGTAAGAAATGTAGGTAGCAGAAGACAGGATCATATAAACTTATCTGATCAGTGCATTAAGGAAGTTGAGGAGTTAGAACGCCAACTTGAGGAGGATAGGGAGTTAGAAAAGAAAGCTTTTTGGAGTGGATTTGAGTTATCAAAAATGAATCCTAATGACATGGATATTCAAAAGCATTGGAGACATTACAGCAAACTAAAGGAGAAAGGCGAATGATATATAAAATACTAAATAAGTTGTTTGGATGGGATTTCGTGTATTGGAAAAATATTGCCACAGAAGGTATTTCTAGGGTTAGAACTGACTACTATGGCGAACCTTATTATATTTGGGCTATAAATAGCAGGGTTAGAATAATTACAAAATCTCAAGTTATGTGGCTAACGTGCAAAGCGGATAAATATTTGAAGGATCAAGGCGATGAGTGAACCAAAGAACGCTGAGGATCTAGTGATTGAGTTTGAGAATAAGAGAGGTGATAAGTTCTCTATATTTAGAGGCATAAATGGAGATTGGATTATTATGTCCGATAAAGAAGGAATGATACATGCAAGATTCAAACTACTAGAGCAAGCAAAGAAATGTGCAGAAATATTAAAGGAATCAGTATAAGGAAAATGAACAAAATGAAAAACAATGAACCGAGCATAAAGGCTCAAATGGGATGCCTAGGGATAGTTATTCTTACGGCAGTAATAATAACATTAATTCTATGTAAAACTTTTTTATAGGAGTGAAAGACCATGAAAAAAGAAGACAAAACTAAAGTAATGCCGGACCAAATAGAGTCGCAGTTTTTTAGCGACGAGTGCAACCAAAATTGCAAAATAAGAAAACGTATTAACATGGTTATCGAAATCGTTTTAGGTGTAGGCATATTTACACTTCTAGTAATCGCATTGTATCAAGCCGGAGTAGTAAAGTAAAAATGAAAACATACATAATTCAAAACTGCTACGGCACTATAAAGCACGAAATTCGCGCCAGGGACTTCCAGGAAGTAATTGACTTCAGAAACACGCTGTGCAAGTTTCAGCATTGGTGCATAAAAGTTGTTTAAAATGTCAGTCAACCATAAGTCAAGCAAATTAGCCTCGCATTAATTAGCGAGGTTTTTTTGTTTCCAAATACGATAATCATAATTTTTACGCAACCATTTTACGAACTTCGTAATATATAAAATATTAATATACGAATTAATAATTATTGATTTAATCGATATAAACTACTCAAACCTAACGTGTATTAGTTTTATCAATGTTATGTATTGATATTATCAATATTGACAAGTTTTTATATTCTCGCTAATTTTGGAACCATTGGGGGAAAGGGGGTTAAGGAGGCGAAAGGAGGCTCTGAAGGGTAAAGGGTAATAGATAATAGATAGAGTCAACAATTTGAATTAAAATTAAAACAATCTTATATTATTGAAAAAATGAGAGTTCAATAACTATGAGCGATGACGAGAAACCACTATTTGAAAGTCTTCTTCCCGATGAAGTAGGGACGGGGAACATTAAAGACCTGCCCGAACCTAAGAGTAAAAAGAAAGTGACCACTAATAAAAAAGAGGTGGTCAAACCTAAGTCAAAATGCGGAAGACCTAAGAAGTCAATTAGTGGACTTTGGGATAGTTGGCACGATGACATTTTAGAACTCTATTCAGTAGGCGGTAGTGACGTCGAAGTTAAAGCCATGATATACAAAGAGTCAGGAAGTTTCTCTAATGATCTTTGGGATAGGTGGATGAAAGAAGAGTGTGAATTTTCGGAAACCATAAAAATGGGTAAGCTACTTTCTGAGTCATGGTGGAAGAAAAAAGGACGCATTTCTTTAGGTGATAAAGAATTCTCTTCCACGCTTTGGTATATGAACATGAAAAACCGTTTCGGATGGTCTGACAAGCAGGAAGTTAAAGTAGACGCAAAAGTCGATAACAAAGCAATGCGCCAAGACATTCACGAAGCAATCAAAAACAAATATAAATAAGGTAGTTAATTATGGCACGTTCTAAGCCTGATATGCAAAGAGTATGGGCCGAGACCGGCCCTAAGATTGACCCGGACACAGAATACGGAGCCGGAAAATACGAAGACGGATGGGACGATGAAATACCCGTTTCGGAAGTTGAGAACTACACACAAAACCGCCAGGATCAATTTGAGGCACATGTAAACGATTACGGCGTTCCTCACTGGGATAATGTCACAGAATACCCGGATAAAGCTTGGAGCAGATCGCCCGCTGATGGGTTTGTTTATCAAGCACTATCGCTTGTTCCTGCAGGAGAGGACGACCCGAGCCTTGAGCCTACTTACTGGGTTAAGATTGATATTACTACATTGGTTAATAGTTCAGGTGTTGTATTAACAGAAATCGACATGACTAACGGCGGTGCTAATGATCTGAACAATATTGACATTACTTGGCAATCCGCATGGGATTCGTACGACTATGTAACGATAGAAGTTGAAGATGTCAACGTTCAGAATGATGGCCGAGTGGCTTTTGCTCTTGCGACAACAGGCGCGCCGTCAACATGGCTACAGATAGCAGGAACTACAAAAGAGGCTGTAGGCTGGAGCGCATCTGATTTAGGATCAGGAGAAAATTTCAGCGGTGCTATGAGAGTCGATTTGAAAACACATCTTAAAATATTCCTTTTAGATTATTTTACTGCTAATATAAATGGACTCATAGAGGCTAATGACTCATTCGCTCAAATAGGAACAGTTTTTGATTATGCTGGAGCAACTTTAACAGGTAATTCTTCAGTCGGTAACTGGATTGGCTGGAATACTGGCGCAAATGGCTTAAATAATCACATACTTAGATTTACTCACGAAGTAGGAAATTTCACATCAGGAACTTTTAAAATCGTAGGATACAACAGACCATGAGCGCAATAGAAGATAGAAAAAAGGCTCGAATAGAGTCCAGGAAGAAAGAAAACGATCATAAGCAGTGGGAATCAGCTTTTAATCGTCAAGAAGAGTTAGGATACGACTCAAATTTTATGGCGTTGATTGCTGGCATTAGCTCAGCTTGTGCTATTGCGGGCGTTGACATACCGGAAAAATGCAAAGCGGTTAAAGATGCACTTGATGAGATTTGGATTGAGAGATTCAGAAGAGCTCAAGAAAACGATTTAAATTTAGACTATAGTGAATTTGGTTCGATGCCTCACTCATACTCAGAAGTTAGAGCGGAAAGCGAGAAATGAGCCCACAGAAAAAAATTACTAAAGTAGATGAAGACCCGAACATTATATCGGAATCTCGCATAAGAGTAACAACTATTTTTAGTGTTTTGGCGATGTCCGGAACTATTTTTTGTGGTGGAATAGCATGGGCTACAACATCAAGAGGAGTAGATGAAAATAAAGCTTCTATAAAAAAGCAAGAGGGAGATATAGAGAAACGATGGCAAAACCAAAAAGAAATAAATCGAAAGTTTGAGGCTCTTTTTGTTCAGCATGATGACCGAATGGACCAAGACGACCTAGAAGACCAGCTAGAGGAAAAAGACATTAAACAGATGGCAGAAGACCTCTCAGAAATAAAGCGTCTTTTTAAAAAATTCGTAGAGGAAAAAGATAAAAGCGAGTGACATAAATAATGTTGACAGCTCAGGAAATAGCCGATTGCCGGACTGACTTACTTACTTTCACTAAGGTTGTGTTTCGCGCCATGAAGGGCGTTGAGTTCGTTGAGAACTGGCATCATAAAGAAATATGCGACACTTTAGAGCGAGTATACATTGGAGACATAACTAGGCTTATAATCAACATACCGCCCCGTTATTCTAAAACTGAACTCGCTGTTGTCATGTTCATAGCTTGGAGCTTTGGCAATGCTCCCGACTCAGAATATCTACATATTGCTTACGGTTCAACTCTCGCAGGGGGGAACACTTCAAAAGTAAAAACAGTCATTGAACACCCTATTTACAGCGAGATATTTCCCGACTTTAGCCTAAGAAAAGACTCGCAAGCAAAGAGCGATTTTAGATCTACTGAAGATGGCGCGGTTTATGCTGATGGCTCAGGTGGTACAATTACCGGTAAGGGATGTGGTAAAATATCAGACGACGACCTTTTTCATGGTTGCGGTATTATTGACGATCCTTTAAAACCCGATGAAGCGCGTTCTGATTTGGTCCGCGAAAACGTTAATACCTGGTACACCGAAACTTTTATATCTCGTATGAATAACGGCAAGCGAACCCCTGTTATAGTAATTATGCAAAGGCTGCACGAAAACGACCTATCAGGGTTTTTGCTCAATGGCGGCAGCGGTGAGGATTGGCATCATTTAAAAATACCTGCAATAAGCGAAGATGGAAAAGCTTTATGGCCGTTCAAACATACAATCGAAGACTTAAAAAAACTTGAAAAAGTAAACCCTTACGGATTTGCCGGCCAAATGATGCAAATACCGTCTCCTCAAGGCGGGGGCATATTTAAAGATGAATGGTGGAAGTACTACACGGATAAACCTGTAATAATATCAAAAAGAATTTACGCAGATACGGCACTCAAGACTAAAGAACAGAATGATTTCTCAGTTTTCCAATGCTGGGGTAAATGCTCACTAGGGCGTATTTATTTATTGGATCAAGTACGCGGTAAGTGGGAAGCTCCCGAGCTGGAGATACAGGCTAGGTCGTTTTACAATAAACACAATACAGGTTATGCAATAGTTAACGCTTTCAAGATAGAGGATAAAGCCAGCGGAATAGGTCTTATTCAGTCACTGAAACGGGAAGGCATACCAATAGTTCCAATAGAAAGAAACATCGACAAAGTTACGCGGGCTCATAACTCAGTTGGACTTTTAGCAAGTGGAAATGTATATTTGCCTCAGAATTGGGAAGGTCTAAGTGATTACCTTCTAGAGTTTTCAAGATTTCCCAACGCATCACACGACGACCAAGTTGATCCAACAATGGACGCCATAGAAGACTTTTTAAGAAATGAGCCAATAGACTACGGAGCACTATTCGCATGAAACAAATGATAAAAGACATTATAAAGAAAGCTATTCCGTTTTCTGATAACATTAACAGCTATCAGCAGGGACTGGCAAACAGAAGAAGCGCGAGAAACTCCAATAGGTTTACAAAAACTAAAATTGATTCTGATGAACTTAGGCAGATTTACAAGACTGGGACAGCTAATAAAATATTTAGGCTTAAAACAAATCTTGCTTTAAATAATTCTTTAGAATTTGACTCAGAAGATAGCAAAAATAAATACTACGAACAAATTGAAAAATCAGTTAAGCTAGCGTGCATGTACCAGCTTGCATTTGGCAGGGGCATAATTGTAATACATGATAAGGGCGCCGTTTTAGATCAGCCTCTTAAAGATAACTGGAACAACAAAGATTATAAACTTGATGTATTTTCCGGCGACATGGTTACCGCCGGTGAAGTCGAAACTGATCTTTCTAAGCCAAGATTCTACAAACCTAAATATTACATAGTTAGAGGTAAAAGAATACACTGGACCAGGGTAAGCGATTTTACTTATATCAAACCTGTAATAGAAGACATGCCTAATTATCAATATGGCGGTATATCTGAATCCGAGCTAATTTACGACCAGCTTATTAACGACAGCATTATCGAAAGGGCGTCTTCTTCTATAATTGAAAAGAACTCGAATATTTTTTACAAGGTTAAAGATTTTAAACAATTAATCATGCAAAATAAGCATTACGATGTCCTTAATTATTTTTCACTAGTTGAAGACAATCGCTCTATTTATGGGGCCACTGTAATGGATGAGAATGACACAGTAGAGCACTTGGCCCAAGCTTTGACTAACTTAAAAGAGATTGACGAAGTATCTAAAATGCGACTAGGTATGGTTACGGGCATTCCCATGAATATACTTATGGGTGACAATAATAAAGGTTTGAACTCGTCAGGAGACAACGACCAAAAAACTTTAAATGATACTATCTCAGGTTATCAAAGCCAATACATAATAGATCCGCTTAATGACCTTTTAGAAAAGATAGGACTAGGAAAAGTTACCTTTAAAACTGAGCAAGCAAGGACGCCTCTCGAAAAAGCTAATTATGAAAAAATAGTAATAGGCAACGCACTGCAGCTGCAACAAATGGGCGAAGATCAAAACTCGTACTTGGAGAATAAAGGAATTATCGACAAGGACGTATACGAGAACTTCTTTGAATCGGATTTTGAATGAAGCGTAAAATAAAAGCAGACAAGGCCATCGAGATTAAAGCTACGCCTTACCCTAAAGGCGATGAGCGCAAGTTTGAAAAGTTTATGCAGGACATGACTAGAGCCATGGTTCAGCAATACAAAAACGAGACTTTTAAAAAGCTTAATAAAAAGACGATAGAAAAGTTTGAAGACGCTCAAGTCGGAAACTGGGCGGCGATCTTCACCGGCCTTTCAAACAAAGCAAAGCGCAAGATCAAAAAGCGTTTTAGCGATGACCGTATAAAGAAGAAAGTAAAAGACTTGCTAACTTCAATGAACAAACGATCACAAGTTGAAATGTACGCAAACATTGAGGATCAGATAGGGATTAGCTCAGCTCAACTAATCGCCACGGAAGGACTCACCCCACAGTATAACGCGCTTATTGAAGAGACATTTGAATGGACAGTTAGAAACGTTGAGGAATCACTTGCTGATTTTTCTGCTAACACTCTAAGGCTAATGGCTGAGGGTGGAACGATTGAAGAAGTCGAAAAGGGGTTTTTACAGGTCGCTAAGAAAAGAGTGGAAAGTTCCAAGTTCGTAGCAAGGAATCAGATCGCTAATTTTAACAGCCTTACGGGGAAGATAAGAGCTCAGAATTTGGGGATAACTCACGCCACATGGCAGACAGCCGAGGACGAGAGAGTAAGACCCTGCCACGCGGTTAGGAATGACAAGGTCTTTGAATTATCCGAGGGGCTTTATTCTTCATGCGATGGGAAAACTTTACTTCCTGGAACCGACTATAACTGCAGATGTATAAGCCGTTATATCATACCCGGTGACGAGGACTATTCGCCATCATTCCACGCCTCGTATGTTTTCTCTCCAGTTGATATAACGACTTTGAGCGCGCTTATAATTGCCTCGTAAGGGATGTCATTAAACCTTAATACAAAAGAAATATCTCCGTAGTTTGATTCAAAAGTGAGCCTTTGGTTGACTTGGCTTCGTTTGATTGACACGGAAATATTATACCTATTCACCAAATCAATAAGCTCTTGCGGTGGGTTTTTAAGCATTATTTTTTTTCTCCATGAGGTTTAGATCTGTTTTTCCATTCCTTGTATTTTTCTTCCCATTCTATTGATTTTATAAATGTTGCACATCTATTGTCATCTAAATAGAACCACCCACCTATATCTTGTGACATTTCTTCTAGTTTAGCTTTT